ATCAGTCAGCCGGGTCTAATAGCGGTCATCCCTTCCGTTTTTCCATTACGTCTGATGGCACACACGCAGGCGGCTCTGAATACACTACTGGCGTAACGACTAGCGGAGTTCCGGGGAATGCGGGGGCTTACACTCAAATAGTAGTTGCTTCAGGAGCGCCTACTTTATACTACTATTGCTCCGTACACAGCGGGATGGGTGGACAGGCAAATACGCCGTAAACAAAACTTAACCATTAATTATTAACAAGGAGACTCTCATGTCTTTACACGTAAAAGTTGAAAATTTAAAAGTAACACAAGTTTGGGACACAACGCCTCCTGAAGGTGAAGCTGGCTGGAAGGCAGCGGTTGAAGTAAAGCCTGCTATTACGGCTAATCGACAGATGTATGACGGTCATACGTTCGATGTCTCGGCTGATCCGGTGCAGATAGTTTATGCAGTTAAAGATATTACTGTAGATGATCGCAAAGGCAGCTTGATAGGCGCGGCTAAAGGCACTTACTCACAGGTTGCCAACGAGCAGGCTAGACTTGAAGCAGATGATGCCTCTGGTGATACTTCTGCCGTTAGCACAGCTAAAGATGTAAAAGATGCCAGCATCGTAGCGATTAATGCTTGTACTACGCACGAAGAGCTAGACGCGCTTTAGCTTAGTTGAGGAGCTGAGGTGAAATCCAATGATTGGCGAGATAGCACTTTTAATAAAGGGTCTTGACTCAGCATTTTCGCTTGTCCAAAAAGGCATAAAGCGGAAGAAAGATATACAAGCGATGGGAGGAGAAATCTCCGCTTTCTTTGCCTCGAAGGAAGCCATTGAAGAAAAGATAAAGGAGGTCAAGCAACACGACAAAGATGCTTATCTAGGCTCTCCTTTGCAAGAGGCGATGGACATTCAATCCCAAGAAGACCGGATTGCCGACATGATGAAGGAAATTGGCAAAGAGTACATGAGACAGGGGAAGACTCCTCAGTGGCAACGGGTTCAGAGAAATGCCGTCAGGATTCAGAAAGACAGAGACTTTAAGTTAAAAATGAGGACTAAAAAGCAAAGAGCTGCAGTCCGAAAAGACGATGAGTTAATGCTGGTATTTAAGCTTGTTGTAGGACTTTTTGTTCTAATGGGTGTTCTTATAGGCTTAATACTTTTCTTGCTTGGAGAATAGGAAAATTAAAATGAAAATGATTAAAGATTCATTGGCAAAAGTGGGAAGTCTTGTTACTGACTTAATAGAGGCAACCGAAGACTCTACGATTGGCGCTATTGGCTTGGTCTTGGTTGTTGGTCTTATAATCTGGCTGGTTCTTTAAATATGATTGCCTCTCTTACTGCCCTTATAAGCCCTGCCATGTCTATCTTGGAGAAAGCAATCCCAGATCGTGATCTCAGAGAGAAGCTATCGCACGAGCTGGCAGTTATTGCCGACAAGCAAATGACAGCCCAGATCGAAGTGAATAAAGTTGAGGCTCAAGGAAATTGGTTCCAGAGTTCTTGGAGGCCAGCAACCGCTTGGGTTTGCGTCCTTGGTTTCACAGTAAATTTTTTGATATCTCCTTTGGCAGCTCCTTTTGGGGTAGTGGTTCCGCAGGTAGATACAACAGTAATGCTGCCTATATTAATGGCTATGCTCGGTTTGGCTGGCGCTAGGTCATATGAAAAAGTGAAGGGCATTAGCTCTTAAAATGCACAAAGGCTTCGGGGTTCTCTGGTCTTTAGTAGTATTTTTGCTAGTGATCTCAGAGTCCGTAGCCACGGAAGTTACTATGGACAAGTTAATAGCACAGTTAAAAAGACATGAGGGCGTAAAAAATCACGCATACAAGGACAGCCTTGGAATTTTGACGATTGGCTGCGGAAGAAATATTAGCTCGGATTCAGAGCATCAAGGTCTTGGCATCAGCGATGATGAAATTGACTATATGCTCTCGAATGATGTGATCAGGACTATTAAAGAATTATCCTCAGAGTACAGTTGGTTTAATGACCTAGAGGAGGGCGCTCGAAGAGATGCTATTATTAATATGCACTTCAATTTAGGCAGGGCTAGGTTTGCTAGTTTTAAAGTAGCAATAAGCCACATGGAAGTCGCAAATCATAAAGAAGCCTCGGCTCACTTTCTCAACTCAAAGTGGGCAAAACAGGTAAAAGGAAGGGCTTTAGAGGTTGTTGATATGATAAGCACTAACACTTATCTTTGAGTATTTTTTAATCGGACAAGGGTAATATCACAAGATGCTGGTTAAATATGATTTCAATCCCGGCATTAATCGGGAAGGCACAGAGCTAACCGCTGGTAGCGGCTGGTATGATGCCGATAAGATTCGCTTCAGGAAGGGAAGGCCGGAACAGATTGGCGGGTGGCAGAAGTATTCAAACACCACTTTCTTAGGAATATGCCGTTCTCTTCTGGACTGGGTAGCAGCAGCCTCTGTTGAATACCTTGGGGTTGGAACTAACTTAAAGTTTTATGTCAACGAAGGGTCTGCCTACAATGACGTTACCCCTATAAGAGAGACCACTCTTGCTGGAGCGGTTACTTTTTCTGCCACTAATAATTCCTCTACTCTTACGATAACTGATGCCAATCATGGCGCGGTAGCAAATGATTTTGTTACTTTCTCAGGAGCCGTGACGTTAGGCGGGAATATTACTGCTGCGGTTTTAAACCAAGAATATCAAATCGCCAGTATTGTAGACGGGAATACATACACGATTGTAGCTAAAAGTGCTGCTGGCGCTACAGTAACGGCTAGTCCAGCAGATAATGGCAACGGTGGCGGCTCAATAATTGGCGCTTATCAGATTAATACTGGCCTTAATACTTTTGTTTCTTCTTCAGGTTTTGGAGCTGGCACTTGGGGTTCTTCAGCTTGGGGTGGATCAACCGCTATTACTGCTGGTAATCAGCTTAGGCTTTGGAGCCAAGATACGTTTGGCAATGATCTAATCTTTTGCGCTCGTGGCGGTGGTATTTTTTATTGGGATGAAAGCGCAGGGACAAATGTTAGGGCGAAGGCTCTTGTTGATAAGTCAGGAGCAGTAGGGCCACCAGTTCTAGCCTTGCAGGTAATGGTCTCGGAAACTGATCGGCATACTATTTGCTTTGGGTGCAACGGGATTGGTATAGCCACTATTGACCCATTGCTAGTCAGGTGGTCTGACCAAGAGAATCCTTTTGACTGGACACCTACTTCTACGAATACCTCTGGAGGCGTATCGCTTACAGCGGGATCGTTTATTGTAGGGGCTATTAAGACCCGCCAAGAAATATTGATATTTACGAATAGCAGCATTCACTCTATGCGCTTTTCTGGCCGTCCCTTTACTTACCAGTTTGAGGTAGTAAACGAAGGTTTGTCTATGATTTCCCCCAATGCGGCGACTAACGCAGGGGACATGGTTTTCTTTATGGATAGAGGTGGTTTCTACTTCTACAACGGGTCAATACAGCGTTTAACATGTACTGTTCTTGACTATGTTTTTAGCAGTATAAACACCTCTGAAGAATACAAAGTATTTGCCACAACAAGCGTGGATTTTTCTGAGGTTTACTGGTTTTATCCGGTAGGTACTGGCAATACAGAATGCACTAACTATGTATCTTATAATTACATGGAGGACTCTTGGTCTATAGGCACGTTGACACGAGCAGCTTGGATACCTGCAAACACAAGGACTAATCCTATTGCTGCCGATGCTATAACCTCTTCAAATAACAATTATCTGTATAGCCATGAGGTTGGTCATGATGCTGACGGCCTTGCAATGAATGCCTATATAGAGTCTGGCGGCATACAAATGGGTGATGGCGAGGACTTTATGTCTATAAGCCGGATGATTCCTGACTTTGAGTTCAGGGGAACAGCCGCGTCAGCATCTATGGATATAACTATAAAAGGGAAGGACTTTCCTTTAAACGCTGCTACAACTTTGGCTACCGCTACGGTTACACAAAACACGAATCAGTCCTTCTTGAGAGCAAGAACCAGAGAATCAATAATAAGAGTTGAAAGCACAGGTACTGGCTACGGATGGACTCTGGGCGAGC